TACGCCAGCGTCCCGCATACGATTGTGTAATCCCGCCGAGATTCGTTCAAGAAGCATCTTCATCGTCCTTCCTTCGCGAATAGTAGAGGAAAAGCGGTATCGCTACGAGAAATGTCGCGCTAGCTACGAAAATATATTCTTCGTAGTTCCCCTTCAATAGATACGCCGCCAATATAGTGATAAAAAGAGACGTCATAATCACGGCCATTAATATGGCGTTAGTCCCACGTATTTTCACTCTGGCGCGATGAGACACCGGAACGTAGTCGAAACTTAGGTTATATGTAAAAATGATACGGCTTATCGCTATCGTGGCCGTTACTGATAACAGTTGTACTGCGGTGCTGATCCACGGATTATCTTGAATTGTACTTATTTCGACTCCAGAGAACGTTACCAAGAAAATAACGATACCTTGCGTTGCAGCTCCGCATATAAAACCCGCCGCGTTCATTATTATTGAGTAGAAAAGTGGGATGCGGAATAACACCCATAGAACGACGATCATAATAGCGAGTTGAATGAACGATGATAAGGACCCTATCTCAGGAACTAGGCGCGTGAAGTATGACACTTGACTCATCATTAGAGAAACGATTAGGGTGATAACCAGTTTGTCGGTTAGGCGAAAGCGAAAAAGTGTGAACATTAGAATAAATATTGAAAAGTACTCAATTGACGAACCAATGGTAAAGAGTGCATACTTCACAGCCATATCTCCCTTTATATAGTAAATTTTAACGGGGGCATTCTGCGCGCTCTCTTGATGTATGTAAGTATTTGCTCGACGCCTGCTTCGTTTGGATCTTTATACGGTCGGCACACGGTAGCTATCGATAACCTCACGTCGCCGCCTAATTCCTCGATAATGGACCGCTGCCACTTCCGTCCTGCCGCGTCCTGGTCGCGTATGAGGACGAGTTCTTCGATGGGACTCCGCCGGATCAAATCCGCCTTCTCTCGTGTGAATGCGGCTCCCATCGTCGCGACCGCCGCCATTCCCGCCGTCATAACGGTCATGGCGCAAATTTCTGCCTCCAGAAGCGCCGCCCGCCGCACCTTCCGTCTATGGACGATATCTATTCCGAATAACATCTCGCGGATTGGGCGGCCGCCTTTCCCCGCGTACCAAAATACCTTCGAGTCGGTTCGCCGGTATTTTACGTTGCCGAGCGATCCGTCCGCGTTGTAAATCGGAATCGTGACCGCCTTCCGTTCGCGATCATATCCGATATTACACAGGCGCTGGATCGGTTCGCTGATTCCCCGCCCACTTAAATATGTATGGCGGAATCGGTACGCGTCCAATACCGAAGGGTCAAGCGCCCGTTTCGCGGAGCCACCTACGGTCAGCAACGGCATGTCCAGCGTGATATCTTCGTCATAAAGCGCCTCGTCCGGCCCACCGTACTTAATGCGGAGATACTCTAGCGTTTCCGAAATCGTTTCGTTGCGTAGAAATGCGAGCAATCGGACGATGCCGCCTTTTTCCCACTCCGGATCGTTCGCGCCAGAGTCGTTCCAATATCCGCGCTCAACATCGAGGCTGAACGAAGCATGGCGGTCATATCGGAATGGAGATGGCGCGATTAGGCGGCCGCCTGCGATGCTGTGGCGAGGGAAAAACGGCTCGACTTCGGACAAAATGTCCACGTAGTAAAGGGACAATCTGTATAACCTCCCTAGGAGTAGTGTCTTGAAATGTATTAATCCTCAGTATCTTCGTCCCCCGCGATGCTTCCGAAACCAAAATGCGCAACGTAATTCCTTACTTCTCTTATTTCACGTAATGCCGTTTTGAGTTTTAACAACTGCTCAACCTCATTAGGTGAAAGTTTCTGGTGATAGTTAGTGAAGATTTCTTCTACTGAACTATCTATTTGCGACATCTCTACATATCTAAAAATATCTAATAGTCTGTATTGGAGTGCCCCTGTATGAGAGATTAACGCTAGGTCCTCCGCCCCAGCAGCAATCTCAACATCGGAAGTATCTAAAAACTTAATATCGTAAGGTAAATCACTCCCGTATTTTTCTACTAAAGCATCCGTAGGGAACAATAATACATTTCTATGAGATATTTTCTTTTTGAAAACAGCGTCGGGGTACTTATCCTGTAAATCCCACACGGCATTTCTCACGGTATGTTCACTTAAGAGGATGTTCACTTTTACGGTGTCCTCTACTTTTCTGATTAAGTCAGACTGACGTATTCCATTCTTATATTGCGCCAACACTTCTAAGGCGGTTTTTCTAATTAAAGAGTTTGGATTCACGGATTTTCCTCCATACCATAATCTTAGAGTTCATATCACCATTATCTAAGCGTTGGTATAGTTTGTCAATAGGTTTATTATTTTATTGAGTTGTTACCCCACGAACTGCCTCGCTGCCTCCGCGCCCTTCGGCAACTCCCGCAGCACTCCGTAATCCATTAACGCGATCAAATCCAGCGTAAACCCCTCGCCACCATTCCGCCCTTTATCGACACCTATCCGCCCATTACCGTTTACCGCGTCAAACGTAAATAGGTTCGTCGTGATTTCTAGCAGCGCCTTCGTCGTCTTCATTTGGTCGCGTTTCGGCAGCTTTATTTCGCGATGTCCGCCATCTTCCGTTTCCTGCCGCTCGGTGTGCGCCTGGACCGTGTATATTCCGACGACATCGTGCGCGCCTACAATTTGCTCGAATTTTCGCGCAGCTTCTTCCGCAGCACCGCCCGCCGTCTTATTCGCGTTCCGCCCATAGCAGTCCGCTAGATTATAGAACGCGTCGATAACCACGGCGTCGATATCGGGCTGCGCGTACAGTTCTCGGTCGAGGTCAGCGAGCGACCGCGTCAGCACCTTATCTGCTTTCGCTTGAAGATACAACTTGCCGGGATAGTATCGATTAAGCGCGTCCACCACTTCGTAAAAGTAGGGCTCAATACCCGCAGCAATTTGCTCTAAATTTCCGGACAGAATCGCTTTATTCGGTAGACCGACTTTCGCCGCCAGCTCCTCGCTTGTTAACGCTCCCTCGCGCGCTGTTATGATCGAAATTAATCGCGCTAACCACGGAAACGCTTTGACTTCGTAAGTCTTCCCGAGTACATTCGCGCCCTGCCGCAATAACTCGTCCACAATAACTTCGGACAAATACGTCTTGCCGCGACCGCTCTCCGCCATAATTCCGTACACATCTCCGGAATAAAGTCCGCCTATCGTATCGTTGAGCGTCGGAAACGGCGTCTTCCACAGTTTGAACGACTTGCCGGCCTTCCGCTTATCATATTCTTCGCGGAAATCCGTCCGCAACTCATCGAACGTTCGGCCAATACTACGAACATTTGTTCCCGTTGTTTCCATTCTAATCGATTCCAGCCGCTCTTTCAACAGTGAAACGAAAGTTTCCGTATCGTTCCCGTCGAATAGCGCGCTAACATCCCGATTAAAGAAGTCCTGCAGCTTACGTTTGCCCGCGCCGTCTGCGATCTTACGCGACAAGAACTCGAACGAATCGGTAACGGCTGGCGTGTACGTAAAGTCCGCAATCTCACGTACGAGAGTCGCGTAGCTTGGCGCGTCCCCTCCGTTTTCGGTCGCGTATTGCTGAATAAACTCGTAGGCCTTACGCTCGACCTCCGTCTGAAAATGGTCGCGTGTGATGCCGAACCGTACGAGCGAGGTCACGGCGTTTTCGTCTACGACTTTTGATAGTAATTGCTCACCGTAATTGGGCATATATTCCTACTCACCTCCGATTATATACGTGACTAAAGCAATAAGGCAAAGCCTAAAATGGACTAAAAATTAGGAACTTCTCTTCAAATCTTATAAACTATTTAAAACTGTTTAAAAGTAGTTTTAAATAAACGAAGCCATTTTACCGATTTATTGTTTCATTTGTTAATAAATACCACATAAAATTATGATCTCAAGATATTATCGCAGTATTCCTCCGTATTGCTCACTTTCTCACCGTTTTCCGCGTTTAGTCTCGCCTTTGAACGCCAGCTCTTGGCATAAATCACTCACGCGGTTAGCCAGTCGCTCATCGTAAATGCGCGTCAAATCTTCCAGCGGAATGTTACTCGTATACACCGCCGGTAGCCCACTCGCCACCCTCGCGTTAATCAGCGCGTGCAAATCTCCGCGGAATCCCTCCGTACAATCCCGAACACCGATATCGTCCATCACGAGAAACGGCGCCACCTTCGCGAGCCCCTCCCGCCGATAATATTCGCGACTATGCGGCTCCGCGACGTCCTTCGGTATGCCCGGCCGCGTAAACCCGTTATATAGCGCTTGCCACTCGTTGACGTCGAGAAAGTACGCAGGCCGCTCGGCAGGTGCGCGCCCCCTCCGCAAGCTCCCGACATAATGCGCGATAATCCACTCGTGTAGCACCGCTGCGGCCGTCGTCGTCTTGCCGGTCCCTGGCGTGCGGCTAAACAGGTACAGCGATTTAATAGGCGCCTTATCCCCGTCGAACTGCCGTCCGAATGTCGCGACATATTCGGTAAGCAATCGGTAGATGGCAGCTTGGTCCGCCTTGGCTGGCGAATTGCCCAGCGTTATGTTACGGTAGCCGTCCGGTATGCTCGCGGCTCCTACACGGCCGCCCCGTCCGTCAAATCCGTGCGTCGCGATGTAGGACGGGCAGAGACGTGAGCATGACAGGCCATCTGCGAGAGTACATACGGCGGACAGTACGCAATTTTTAGCGTGAGTCATTGGCGCGCCTCCTTTCTTAGGTTCCTCAATATTCATGCTTTTCCGTCTACGCAATGCTCGCATAGCTCTGCCTCATCATCTGCCCAATATTCGCACTCTTCTAAACATTCGTTACAAACTTTCACCGCAGATATGCCCTCCCAAGTTCTTCAATATTCATTTCGTTACTTTGTGCCACTTTGGCAAAACTGCGAACCGATACAGCACATGGGAGACCGACGAGCATCCCATTACGTCACAATTATGACTCTCGTCGTCTTCATCCGGCATTCCCGTTATAACGACTTGATCATCGGAGGTGTAAACTTGCACGTCCTCCAACTCTTTGAACCGATCTGGAATCTTGCTCATTCATGAACACCGCCTATTCATTATGTTGTATCGTCGGCGAACCTTTGCTTACTTTTATCCTAACATAATGCGTGGTGTGTTTGTGGTGCATAAATGGTGCCGAAATGGTGCGGTGAGCCACTCACTCACAACGTCACCCCTCGATATTTCTCGTCCAACTCCACCAGCCTCACCGCCTGCCGTTCCTCCCTCGTCTGCTCCCACGAGTGTCTTTCCGCCGCGATTCGGTCGAGGTATGATTCGATTACGCCCACCCACGAGCCTCCCGCGATCCACCCGTCTGCATAAACCACCGTGCCGTCAGCGATAATCCAATCGCCCACGCCTGTATCGAAGTAAAAAGTAAAGCCGCCAATCTCATATTTGTGCCGCGAGTGAGCCACAAGTTTCTCCGGATTATGGAGCGCCTTCGCCTCTAACAATTCGCGCGCATCCGCACGCAGTTTTCCCATTACGCAACCCTCCCGTTAACTCCACGCACTCCCTCGCTCACCCGCAGGTAATTCGCAAGCCACATCCGCCGCAGCCGGAGGTTTCCCGCCTCGCACGCCATTTCCGCCAGTTGCAGCAGAGCCGCAGCGGGGTTTCCGCTAAATTCCGTCAGCTTCATACGTCCACTCTCCTTTGATCTCCGATTCTGTTAGCGGCACCGTTCGATAGCTTACGGCGTGTTTACCGAGCTTTGTTATCGGCGCAAGATCAGCCGTCGTCAGCCGTGTCCCCTTACTACTGACCGCGGCCCCTCCGTTATCCGCGACCGTTTGTATTACGTCAACTATCGTCATGTCTACGTCACACCTTTCCGCCCACGTAATAAAACGCGCCGTCACCGCCGAAACATAGTAATGGTCGCCCGCAATCGTCACACGCGTAAACGCCCGTGTCCAGACGGCTTAAATCATGCGATAACATGTCGATGTAGTGCGGACCATCCGGACAGGCGCAGTCCACTACGATAAATCTCGCGAGGAGGTTCCGCCGCCTACCCGTCATAGCCACGCCGCCACTTCGCTATAGTCCGGCGCGCCGTCCACTTCCGCCTTCTCCGCCGCCATCTCCGCCTTGATCCGCGGCAGCACCGAGTTAATCCGGTACGCGACCGCAAAGCCCGCCGTCAATATCGGATACTCGCGCGTCGGCCGGTAAGTCCGGAATGCCTCGTCGAATGCCCGCCGGAGTGCTACCGCGCCGTGTTCGGTAATGGCGCGCTTGATAACGCCCTGCTCGAACGCCCAATTGCGTAGGGGCACATAGTCGGTCGCGCCGAATAGTTCCGCGTTCATGTCCGCGAAGAAGACGTGAAACGACCGCACATTCCACTGTTCGGACGGGAGGTTCCGCCAGTCCTTCCGGTCAATTTTCGGAGGTTTCGGCAACGGTCAACGCCCCTTTCGCGGCTTCAACCAGCCCCCATAACACAAGCTCCGCGTTTTCTACCGCGGACACATCAAGTCGCCCAATAGCCGAAAGTACCGCTGTCAGATGCGCGATTTTTGCCGCCGCACCATCTTCGCGTACCTCACTACAAACTGGACAGGTGCGGATTTCCTCGCCGACAAATCCGTGGATACATTCGACGTTTGCGAGGCTGCCCGCGCCTACTTTATCGATTTTAAACGTGACGCTCGGGCGGCCATACATGGCGCGGACTTCCGTATACTGAGCGATAAGTTCCTGCACGTAGGACAGTGGACCTCTTCCGTAAAATTCCCCGTCGATATAGAGCGTGTAAGTTTCGTTACTCATTTCAACGCCTCCTTCGCAGTTTCGCGCATCTGTTCGTAAAACCTATCGCCATTGTTTGTTTCCGCAAATTCCGGGTAACTTGCTATGTCGGCGATCGCTTCTCGTAACCGCGCATTCTCCGCCCCCAATCGATCAATTGTCCGCCGATGCATGTCGATGTGATTACGGAGGGCTTCGGTTTCGTCATCATCCGGTTCGTCAAAAGTTAATACATGCGGCACGTACCCATGGTTAACTACCTTGGCGCGCACATACCGTCTCATAGGCGTTTTTGGGATTGGTAATAGTTCGGGCACATAGTTGTCTTCGCTGTTTATTCTCTCAAGTTCCGCCTCCAGCTCGGCGATGCGGTCCAACGCGGCAGGCCATCCGGTACGGGCAGCGGCGATGAACTCGTTATCCGCGTCATTTAACGCACCCGCAATACCTCGGCGCACATTACTCTCCGCCACTATTTCGTTACCGTTGTATAGCCATTCACCTGCGCTAGCCGCATCGCATATCGCCCGATCCGCCGTCCAATTGCGGTTAAGTTTCGTCATCTTTCCGTTACCTCCTCGGATAGTTTACCGCCAAATGCCGCCCCGACTATCTTCCGAAGCCGCACCGTCTCCGCCGTATACTCCGATAACAACTCCGCCAAGCTCGTCGCCTCCGTCGTCCCGTTAACCTCCCGCAGCAGAGCGATTTCCACCGCTGATTTAAGGCCGCCACGCGTCAACGGGTACCAACCTATGTCGCGCCATTCCTCGCGGCTAATTGGCGGTGATTTTGCGGCATCGGCCTCGTAGCCGGGCGCTTTGGTCGGATCGACGATATGCTTCCGCTGGAGGACAAAGCTGCGCTCGTCTGCGGATAGTGCGTAGGATTTCGTTATGGGTATGGATTTCATTGCGCGCCACCTCCGAACACAGCATCGATAATAGCCGCGCGCATCTCGTCGGAAACCTGCGACCCCGCCGCGTGTTCGTGACCGCCACCTCCGTACGATTTGGCGAAGTTGCCCACGTGCGTCCGCCCGTCCGCGCTCCGATAACTCACGCTACGCGCCGGATCAATCATCGCGACGAAATCGAGGTCCGGCCGCTCCGTTACGATGTGGTTGCCGAGTTCCGACTGGTACCGATCCGCGAATACGATGCCGACCGTGTGCGCGCCGATTTGCATAACGGTGAGCTGCCGGAGTTTCGCCGCCTTGTACGCGTCAATACGGTCGCGCTCGATAGAGAGTAGCATCCGTTCGGAATCCGTCAAAGTTACGGTAGGGTCGGCGACGAAACGATCGAGGAAACGGTCGCGTCCGATAAGCCAAAACAAATCGTTGAGGTCCTTCGCGGCCTGATCGCCGGTGCGCGCCCAATCCCACGTATCGTACGATTGAACCGTTAGCGCGAAATCCAATAAAGGATGCCACACATAATCGTCTACCTGTCCCGCGTAAAACAACTCCGTACCAGATCGTTTAATACCGCAGGAAGCGACCGTCACCGTTGCCCACGCGTAACGATTAAGCCACAACGCGGTTTCGTGATGATCGAGCAGCGTCCAGTTACGGCCGTCTTCGTCGATACGCGCCGCTATCGTTTCGTTGACGCTGATATCCGTAATGTATATCGCATCGTGCGAATCTAGCGCGAGAGGATCGTCGAGGAACGCAGACACCTTTTCGTTAACGTTATGATAATCGCAGTATTCTATATCGACGGCGTCTCCGTAAACATGGCGCGCCACTACAGCGCAACCTACTCCGTCTAAGTCCGTATGTGTAAACAGTTTAATTCGCTTCATATTATCGTCCCCTTCGGATGGTTTAATTACGGGTGGATACGTGGTTAACGGTAGTATCGGATATAGTTACCTTTGTCGCGTATGCCTTTACATCGTCTATATCGTGGTAGATGTAAAATAGTTGCGAAGGAGTGGTTTATACTCCTGAAGCAGACGAGCGTTAGCGAAGTCTTGTTCTTTTGAAAGTAACAATTACCTCAAACTCTATCGAGTCATCGGAATATAGTAGTCCGTATTATTTTCTAGTTATAAAACTAGTTCTAGTTAAATACTAGTTCTACTTAGTGTGACGTTGAGCTATGTTAGCTCTGAGCTAACATAGCTCAGAGCTATATGGCAAGGACGTCACTTGGCTTCTTAGATATGTTTAATCTGGGCATAAACTTCTTTATCATCGCTGTCTCATAGATATCACGATCATACGGGTCATCCACGTGGAACCCCGTAACCAACGTTAAAACATCTACATAGTCTCTTGTCGCGCCTCCCCTTCCGCTGACATGTTGCTCGATCCTATTAAATAACTTTGCTGATTTCCCTGCGTACATATACTTACTCCCACTCATGAATAGGTATATCCCACCGCGAGATTTATCCACATCCGCCAACAGTGTATTAAGAAGTCCCCTTCTAATTACGTAGTAATCTTCACTAATAGAAGCAGCACCTTCTCCGCGAACGGATACGTACTCATGCCGCGTTCTTGTCAATTCATGCAACTCAGAAAGAGACGCCTTGAAGCCCATCTCAGGCAGCTCAATGTTTATCACATTACAACCTCCTTAGTTGTCGAATATACGCAGTCCACTAATCGGCAATATCTTGTACACCGTATTCTCAAAATACTTTGATTCCGGATGCCTTACGCGCTCCCGTAAAACAAGCGGTTGCCCCTTCCAGCGGTATTTTGCGAGTGCCGATACGCGTCTACACGCAGTCTCTCGCGCCACCCCGAGGCTTTTCGCTATCTGCCACTGCGTAGGGTAACACGTTCCGTCCGCACTCATATACGACGCCAGTACGATAAGTGTCTGCAACCGTTCCGGTCCGAGATCCGCGATCATTCCGGAGCGTACCGCATCTACATAAAATTTAACGAATATCCTCGTCTCAGATTCGCCAGACACTACGGAGTATTCCGTTTGGGTCTCGACGGAGACTAGGCGCTGCGATTCCGCCATTTCCACGCCTCCTTTCCGTATCTACTTAGATATCCGAAGCGCGACCGCATATCCGCACACTTTGCGTAAAATAATTTTGTGGTGCCGTACGCGGCGATGACGAGCACGTTTGGAGACGGTCAGCTCCGTGGCAGGGACGAATTGCGTCCGTATAGAAACGGAGGAATATTCGGTTAGTCGCGGACGGTTCGTTAAGGATCGATGATACCGCCTCCCTTCGTGATACACCGGTTATACTATATATTACTGCTCGGAACATGCTTGATTGGGACAGCCTTCTTAATATTATTTGTAACGCCTGGGTACTTTTGTGGTTTTTACCGTTGAAAACACGGGGAATTACGCGTTGTAGGCGCGGATTAGGGTAAACGTAGCGGACGGGTAAATAAGCGGTGATTTACGGGAAATTGTACGGGTATCTTCAAAACAAAGAAACCCCTAATGAGAGTCGCGAAGACTTCCACTAAGGGTTGAGTTCAATTATTTTTCGATAGAGATGTCAGATTGAGATTCGGCAGGAAGGGTCTCCCCTACCGCTATGGGCGTCGGAGGCGCTAGTTTGGCGTGCAAGTCGTTTACCTTTTCCAAAATCGCCCCTAGTGCCACAAATAAAAGACACGACAAAATTCCACTTACTATGAAAGGCAACGCGATAACGAAATCGAAATCCTTCGATCCCTCGGTTGCTAAAACCAT